CCGATGGTATTTCAGAAACTATATTTGAATAGTTAACTCTAACATTAACGAGATTAAAAATGTCCTTAACAAATACAAAATCACTACTTGCAAAATTGTTGGCAAGTGAAAATCTGACTGTTGAACATGGGAACTATCCTACTGCTTCAATGGATGTAAAGAATCGTGTTCTTCGTCTTCCTATCTGGAAAGAGATGAGTGGGTCTTTATATGACCTTATGGTTTTGCATGAGGTTGGACACGCACTCTATACTCCTGAAGATGGATGGCATGAGTCAGCTTCTAAAAAAGGTAATGGTTATAAGTCATTCCTAAACGTAGTTGAAGATGCACGAATTGAACGTAAAATTAAAGATAAGTACCCCGGCGGTCGTAGGTCTTTTACTGAAGGTTATCTTGACCTAATCAAGAAAGATTTTTTCGGTCTACGTGGAGTCGAATTAGAAGAATTGAATTTAATTGATAGAATTAATCTTCACTTCAAGGGTGGAACGATTCATGATATTGAATTTTCTGATGAAGAACTTGAGTTTGTTGAAAAAGTTAGTAAAACTTTGACTTGGGCAGATGTTGTCAGGGTTACTGATGAACTTTATGAGTATGCGAAAGATCATGATTCTGAAACTGATATGTCAGACCACGCTGATGGTTTTGAGTGGGTAGAAGATGATGAAGATGAAGATGAAGAAAATTCCGATGATGAAAATGAAATGAATTCTGAACAATCTTGGTCAGAAACGCTTGATGAACTCAAAGAAATCATGGAAGCCGGAGAAGAAGAAAAAGAAGAAGATTCTGGTTCTTCAAGTGCCATAGGTAAAGGCGAAGGTGAATCAGAAGAAGAAGGTAAATCTGCTGGTAACCCTGGCGAAGATGAAACAGAAGAAGATTCAAAAATAATTACACAAATGGAAGGCCCCGGAGCTGGTGTTGGTTCACCTTCTGATGATGAATATATTCCTCATTCTACAACTGATGAAAACTTTCGTTCTCGCGAAAGTGAATTAGTCACTACGGATGAGAAAGCTTCAATGTTTTATGTAAATCTTCCTGTCGCAAATCTTGATAATATTATCATTGACCATAAAGAGATTCATAAAGAAATTTCTAATCACTATAAAATTTCTGGTAAAGATTATGTCCGCGGAGATAATTCACATGACCGCAATACTGAAATAGAAGATGCAGGTAAAGAGTTTGTAGATTTTAGAAGTAAAAACAAGAAAACTGTTGAATACCTTGCAAAAGAATTTGAAATGAAGAAAGCAGCCGATGCTCATTCCAGAACGGCAACAGCCAACTCTGGAATCATTGATACTGGAATACTTCATACTTACAAGTATAACGAACATATTTTCAGAAAGATTAACGTAACTGCCGATGGTAAGAATCATGGTTTGGTTATGGTTGTCGATTGGTCTGGTTCAATGGGTCGTAATATTAGAGGTACAATTGAACAAATGATGGTTCTGGTGATGTTCGCCAAGAGAGTTAATATTCCTTTTGAAGTTTTTCTGTTTTCAGATTCTTACAATTCAGAGTTGATGAAGGGTGGAAGACATTCTTCTGAAAGCTGGACTCATAAAGATGATGGAAAAGAAGGTGATTTAATTATTGATAAACACCATCTTTTGAATGTTTTTTCTTCAAGAATGAGAGCAAACGAATTACATGCTGCATATATCAATATGACAGCCATCGCTAATGCTTACGATAGAACTTATGGTCATTATTACGGCTCCAGTTATAGAACTCTTCCTAGTAAATTGTCACTTGGTGGAACTCCTTTGAATGCTTCACTTTTGGCAATAAACACTTTTATTCCTGAGTTCAAAGCAAAAAATGGAGTACAGATTGTAAACTTAATTTATCTTACTGATGGTGATTCTTCTGGTGGTAATGCAGTTTGGAAGAGGCGTAGTGAAGATGATAAGACTTCTGAGCGTTTTGGGGGTGATCTTAAAAATAATAAAACATTTATCCGCGACTCCGTTACTAAAAAAGAATATGAGATATCTGAAAGTTACTATATTAGATTTAGTCGAGGTTCTACAACAAACGCTTTAGTTGAAGTTCTTCGTGACAAACATAGTTGTAATGTTGTCAACTTTTACATAATAGATAGATTCAAACATTATGATGCATCAGAATTTTCTACTGCTGATATTCCACCACAAATGATTCTTTCTAAATTCAGAAAAGAAGGTCATATCATTGCTGAAAATTATGGTGGATGGTCTGAACTGTATTTGATTAAAGGTGGAAGAGATCTTGGAGTTAATGAATCCATATTGGAAGTCAAAGAAGATGCCAAGAGAGGTGAAATTAAGAGAGCATTTTCCAAGTTCAACAAAGGCAAGTTGAAGAATCGTTTGGTTCTCTCCAAGTTTGTAGACATGGTGGCTGCGTGACGGTGGCCGAGTGGTTAGGTGATGGATTGCAAATCCATTTACGGCGGTTCGATTCCGCCTCGTCATTCCAAAAAAAATGCAAATAATGCAAGAAAAAACTTGACAAAAGGTTCTCAATTTGAGATAATATAGTTAAGAAAGAGTGAGAAAAGGTTTTTCACTCAATAACCTAAATGAGATTGATTATGAATTTAAGTCCTGCGAAAAAAAGATTTGTTGACCTTGCGTCTGCTAAATATGGTGAAGGTGCCGTAATGACGCGAGATGAAGTCAAGGCCTTTGTTAAAGAAGCCGACCTTGGCTGGGTAAGTTGGTTTGTACGTGCACCATATCGTGTGGGCACTGGTAAATTTAAACTTCCAGTAAATGGAGATATGATTACTCCTGTAAAACCTAAAAAAGTGAAACTTCCTGTGATGAAAAAGATTGAAGTTGATGAAGAGTCGGTTGTGGCATATCACAATCCCCCTGAAAATCTTATTCCAGAAAAAGATCCATTGTATGTTCCTTTTGGTAATTTCAATGATGTTTACACTATTATTAAGTCTGGTAGATATTACCCAGTCTTTATTACTGGTCTTTCTGGAAACGGAAAAACTTTCATGGTAGAACAGNCTTGTGCTAAAGCCAAACGTGAATATTTCAGAGTGAACATTACNGTAGANACTGATGAAGATGATTTACTCGGTCACTACGCATTGATTGATGGTAATACAGTTTGGCAAGATGGCCCAGTTGTTAAAGCNATGGAACGTGGTGCGATACTTCTCCTTGATGANATTGACTTGGCATCTTCCAAGATTATGTGTTTACANCCTGTACTTGAAGGNAAAGGTGTTTATCTGAAAAAAGTAAATCGGTTNGTTTCTCCTTCTGTTGGTTTTAATGTTTTGGCAACTGCTAANACTAANGGTAANGGTTCAGAAGATGGACGTTTTATCGGAACTAACATTTTGAACGAAGCTTTCCTTGAAAGATTTCCTATCACAGTTGAACAAGAGTATCCTTCAATGTCAGTCGAGAGAAAGATTCTCGATAAAGTTTTTGCTAGTCTTGATATTACTGAGTATGGTGATTTTGCTGAGAAGTTAGTTACTTGGGCAGACATCATTCGTAAGACCTTTTATGAAGGTGGAATTGATGAAATCATCGCCACTCGGCGTTTGGTTCACATTGTTAATGCGTATGCAATCTTTGGTGATCGTAAGAAAGCTATTGAAATGTGTATCGCTCGTTTCGATGAAGATACAAAAACCAGTTTCCTTGATCTTTATTCAAAGTGTGATTCAGAAGTTGTAGTAACTGAAGAGTCAACCGAAAGAGTTGAAGAGACTCCTAAAGATGAAGCAAGTGATTATATGTAATTTATGGAATTAAAAAAAATACATAAAGTAACTGCTACTGAGTTTGTATCAGAAAGGCATTACTCAGCTGTAATGCCNAAACTTACAAAACATTTTCTTGGTTGTTTTGAAAATGATGAACTAGTTGGTGTNATTACATTTGGTTGGGGTACAAGACCTATGCATACGATTCAAGCACTTTTTCCAGAATTGAATACAAAAGATTATTTTGAAATAGGTAAAATGTGTATGGATGATAAGATGCCGAGAAATAGTGAATCTCAGTTGTTATCCTTGTCAGTCAAATGGTTGAAAGAAAATACAAACATCAAGTATCTTTTCACATGGGCGGATGGTATAGTAGGTAAGCCTGGTTATGTGTATCAGGCTGCAAACTTTTTATATGGTGGACATTCTATTACGGATACATATGTTACAGAAAAGGGTGAAAAAGTTCATCCAAGAACCATACAAGGAATATTACCGAATGAAGAAGGATTGAAATATGGACATAGACCAAACTTTGAGCAGTTGAAAGAATTGAAATTAAGTAGAGTAAAAGGAAAGCAATTCAGATATATTTATCCTATGTCAAAAAAGTATAGGAAGTATTTGAAAAAATCAACAGTTGAATGGAACTTGAATTATCCGAAACATTCAGATTTACTATGGAGAATTAAAAGCCCAGGCGAAACGGAATATATACAAACCGAAACTATGCCATTTAATTTATCTAAGGAAACGGAATATAATAAGAGTTCTCAAAAACAATCAAATTTGATGGAATTTTTTTAATTGATGCGAGTAGTTGTTGGGCAACACTTTAGAATTCCATTCCGAAGAAATAGGTTCGATTCCTATTGCTCGCTCCAATGTTGACGGTAGCTCAACTGGTAGAGCACCAGTTTGTGGAACTGGATGTTGCGAGTTCAAGCCTCGTCCGTCAACCCAAA